AACCATTCTAAACTAGCTTCTACCACTATTACCACCAGAACTTCTTCTACCACCACCAGAACTTCCTGCGCCCAGTCCTGAACTCTGTGTGCACGCTGCACCAGTCCAGCTGTCAGTCAAACGAGCGAGAACCTAGAAAGCCGAGGCTATAGCGAGAACGAAGAGTCCGGTGATGAGGATCATTGCATCTGGGAAAAGTATGAACAGTACTATGTACAACGCAACTAATTCCACCAGCTTCTCCTGGCAGGTGATGCACCAGCAGGTAAGAGCTGCTGGTGCCAGTTCAATTGTAACCGAAACGAGGCCATTAGTTGTCCTCCCCAACGACACTGTCTGACCACGTATTACCGTTTGCGATGCACTTGTCTCCTGGTCCCCCAGTAAGTGCGTATACTTTACCCTCTTTAGGTTTGTCTTCTTTCTCGAGACGAGCTGTAGCTGCAGGATGCTTGTGCCCTTCGAAGTCGACATGCAGCACATTCGCTTCGTGTCTACGACACCATACCTGTAATCCTTTCTCCGTCCACCCAATGTCATGTGCGGACCACTCAGCGGGTGACACTCCATCTGGCAGCTCCTTCAGGCATTCTTTGCAATGTAAAAACGCAACTATATTGTTCTTCAGGAACGAGTCCTGTTTCTTTGATCTTGGCATATGCTCTCCTTTGGTTTGTTTTCTTTACATAAGACCTGATGGGATAAATGTCAAGAGCTTTCTTTCAGAACTTTTCCACCAGCTGTGTTCACCAGATCCCAGCTCCTGAGCTTACGCTGCTGGGGGGTCAGCTCTTTCTCAAACGAGAACGAGACCTCTCTCCTTGACAACGAGACGAGATCCTGATGCATGCCATCACCTGCCCCCCGCTAACTAACAAAGAGGGAAAGAAACGAGGGGCGGGAAATGACACGAGCTTCGGTACGCTGCCTGGATCCTGAGCTCACCAGCTGCAGGAAGGGACCAGTCGGTGTCCTTTGAACGAGAACGAGCGAGGTTTGTCAACGAGAACGAGATCACGCTGCAGCCTCCTGCGATCCCAGCTCCTGAAGGATGCGCTGCTGGACCGTGGGCCATTGTAACGGGAACGAGAACGAGGCAAACGAGACCAGGGAACGAGGATCAGTGAAACTGGACACCGGTCTGTACAGTTTAAGAGACCTCTTCGAGAGGGTCTCATCCAAGATAATTACCTTACCACCTGACTTAATATATTTGTTAATCCACACGATTTGCCACTTATTTAATTTAGGATAATTAGCTTCATCAGATTTAAGTTCAATCCAAAATACTTCGTTATCTGTAACAGCATGTATGTCAGGAATACCGTTGATTGTACTAGATTCTATGCGTGTTAAAAAACATTTGTCTAATCCTTTTTTGACCTTTTGCCATAGTCTAGATTCTTGTGTTTTAACAGTCATTAATTAACTTAATTTCTTTATTTCCTTAACTACTGAATTAGGTATGATTGTTGTATTTCCTATACTCTCAATGTCAACACCATTATCAGCAAATGAATAATCTCCAAACAATCTTGTAACACCTTTTGATTGACTAAATAGATGACCTTTGGTGATGCAAGTAGCTAGCTTTGATTTTTTTAATTCATCAAATGAAGACCATGAGCTGTTCGAGACGATATCGTACCACTCAACAGAAACCATTGGATACTTATCTATCTCTGCTTTTACTTTTTTTGGTATTGCTATTTTTTTTCTCATTTATCCTCACTGATACAGTTCCAACAGATGTAAACATTGTGGAATTGTGTACTTGGTTGAAGACTTTGATCCATGTAGACCAACTAGCCTTTTTTAATAAGTGCTGTGTCTTCAGATTTAATCTCGATGGTTTTTGCGTTATGGCCATCGATTTTTTCTGAAAGCTCTTTGAGTTTGTTCTCAAGCTCTTCACGTGACATACCCTCCAGACCTGTTACTCTTACTTCTTTTCTATCAATGAATGCACCTGCTAATTGACCAGATCTATACTCTGCATTTATCGCTGCAGCAAACTGATCTTTCTTTTCTGCTTTATCAGCAAGTCTTTCAAATCTTTTGTAACGTCTGAGATTATCACTCTCGTATTTTTTAACTTCTTGTTCAAACCTCTTGTCGTAATACTTTGCAACATGAGGATTTATTCTTCTGTTCATTAATTGAGATGCAGTTGATCTAGCACTGTTGATGTCCTTACAATCATATCCTGCACGCTTTAATGCTTCTGCTTGAGTTATCTGACCATGGTCTTGTACCATAATCTCAACAAACATTTTTTGTTTTGGTGTGAGATCTTTTTCAGTTCTCAATTCTTTTTTTGTAAGCCCACCCATTATTTTTTAAGTAAATTTATATCTCTAACTAATTGTCTTCTAAGTTTTTTATTATAAAACGGACTTGATATTGAATACTCTTTGGTACGTAACTTACCTTTAAGTTTATTACTAATAGCAGCCTTAACATCACTTTTTGCATCTTTTCTTGTGCCACCACTTTCTTTTACAATTTGTTGTGTTTTTCTTGTACCACTTTTAAAAAGTTTTCTTGCAGCACCTTTTATACCCGCTGTTAATAAACCACCAACTAACATTTTTTTCTTATCAATAACTTTACCAAGTGCTTTAGCTTGACCTGCGTGAGCTGCAGATGCTTTTTCTAATTTACTTTTAACCATTTTAACAGTTTTTATACCACCCTTATTATAACCTAAACTTTTTTTTCTAACTTTTAAATAATTTCTATTAGCTGACTCCGCCATTTCTTTTTTCATTTGTTTTCTTTGTTTAGCTGTTAAAGGTTGTATCTGCATTGTCTTACCTTTTTTGTCAGATGCATAAGCTTTGCCATACATGACAGGAGTTCTAAATTTTTTTTTCTCTCTTTTAGCTCTTTCGATACCAACTCTAATTCTTCTTTTAAGACCAGGTTGAGCTTTAAATTCAGCAGCTCCAGTAAATTTAGTTCCTCGTATCTTTCTTTTAAAATCTGCTTTTTTCAGCGACATTGGAATTACAGGAGTTGCACCTTTAGTTTTTTTATTTCTTCTCACTTCAGCTTTATGAGCTTTATGAAGTCTTCTAAATCCTTCTTTTACTGTTTTGAATATTATTCCTCTCATATTTCTACTATATAGATTATTTCATCACAAAGTAATACCCCTTAAAACCTCCGATTGCGTTCCCGCAAGACTGGTGTATCCCAGATACACCATAGATACACCATAGATACACCACTAAAATTGATTAAAACCATTGGTATAATTGAATAATAATCGTTTAGATACACCAGATACACCAATATTACCCCCTGGGGTACTTTTTATTGCTCACTAGTCTGAGATATCTATATAGTAAATATTTTCCATTGTCCGCTGTCCGGTATTCTGGTACATTTAACCTATGATCCTTATACAAGATCATACTTTGAATTGCTCCTGGGGGTATAAAGTCATCTTTGCTCTCAATTGGTTAATTAAACCTCCAGGAGGAATAATCTCCAGACCACCATGACCTTACTTAATTCTAACTTTATCTGAATAAATTTTTCTCTTCACCTCTTCCCTTTCCTCCTTAGTCTTAGCATTACGATAGTGTTTATAAAACTCTCGATAATTAATCCATGACTTTTGTAATTCTGTAAATTTAACTTTTCCGTTTTTCATTAACTTTACAAACTCATCACGTACCACCTGCGGGTCCATATCAGCGTTCCAACACACATATTGAAAGTCCTTACCATCTTCCAAAAACCATTTATAGCTATCTTCTTTCCAATAAGTTTCTCTTTTAAACCCACTCATGGACAACGAATCTTCGAATGCCTGCAACAGTATCGCCTGAAATAATCTTATCTCAGCTGGACGTTTTTGTTGCGTAAACATCATCGCTAACTTAATGCCCAAATTTTTTAACAAGTTTGGTGAATAACTCATAAAACTTTTTAACGGTTGGTTTTGGATAATTTTGAGATTTACAAAATTCGTAATCGTCTAGGATATTTTCAATATATTCAGTCTTCACCTCTCCTGGTAGAGCATTTACAAACCAAATAGTTTTATTAACTAAACCCCTAGGAGCCTTTGACATCTGCATAACCACGATGCGGGAAAAGATATGGATTATGGATTACACCGTGGCTACGCATTTGTGACAACCAACTTTAAACCTTTAGCCTGAGCTATCTTCTTTCTACCTGATTGCCATCTAGACTCGATCTTGTCGAGAAAAGATAAACTGAAATTTCCTAAGCCATAGTCATTTCCACAATACAACTGAAACATCAAACTAGTTAACTCATCATAAGTTTTTTTATTTGGTGCAAGCATAACTAGCTTGTCCAACGCCTGGTCTAATGCTTCTTCACTGCTTTTTTTCACAGTTTTACCCACTAAAATCTCCTTTTATTAAAGTTAAATTAGCGTTCGTTGTTCTGGATTCATAAGGTGTTTTGAAGCCCCACCTTTTCATATAGGCTTAGGAATACGTATGTGATGTTATTATTAAATTTGTGACTTTAATGCAACAAAAAAAAGGGCCCAGTCTCCCGGGCCCAATATTAATTAATCTTCGTCTTCGTCTTCAGCTGGTTCTTCAGCCCAACCAATTGAAAGATCTTCTATCTCTTGNCCATCTTCATCTTTGACCACTANATTTCCATCTTCAATTG